CTTTTCTCGCCACACGATGTGCCAGGTTTGTATGAAGCATACTTTGGTGACCCAGCAGTATTCCAAGAGCTGTACGAAAAATACGAACGTGCATACAGCATCAAGAAGAAAACTATTTCAGCAATGGACTTGTTTAGTGCATTAATAAAAGAACGTGCAGAGACAGGGCGTATATACATTATGAATGTAGACCACGCAAACACACACAGCTCATTTAAAGACACAGTATACATGAGTAACTTGTGTCAAGAGATTACATTACCTACAAAGCCACTTAACCACATTGATGATCCAGAAGGTGAAATTGCGTTGTGTATCCTTAGTGCTATTAATGTAGGTACAATTAGGTCGTTAGATGACTTAGAAGAATTATGTGAACTTGCTGTAAGAGCATTAGAAGAAATTATTGACTATCAAAACTATCCAATCAAGGCTGCTGAAATTAGTACAAAAGCAAGGCGCTCATTAGGTGTAGGGTACATTGGACTTGCACATTATCTAGCAAAACACAAAGTACAATACAGCCAGCAAGAAGCATGGAATCTTGTACATGACTTATCAGAAGCTTTCCAATACTATCTATTACGTGCCAGCAACAAATTAGCGCAGGAGCGAGGTGCTTGTGAGTACTTTGACCGCACTAAATACAGCGACGGCATTCTTCCTATTGATACATACAAGGCAGATGTTGATACTATTGTGGAGAACAAGTTAAACTATGATTGGGATAGCTTACGAACTGACATCAAGGAACACGGACTTAGGCACAGCACATTGTCCGCACAAATGCCTTCGGAGAGCAGTTCCGTTGTGTCGAACGCAACAAATGGAATTGAACCACCTAGAGGCTACTTGTCCGTTAAGAAGTCAAAGAAAGGGCCTCTTAAGCAGATTGTTCCACAGTATCAGTCGTTAAAGCAACACTACACATTGTTGTGGGATATGCCAAGTAACGAAGGTTACATTAATACAGTAGCAGTAATGCAAAAGTTCTTTGATCAAGCTATTTCAGGCAACTGGAGTTACAACCCTACACACTTTGAGAACAATGAAGTTCCAATGAGTGTAATGATGCAAGACTTATTAAACACATACAAGTATGGTTGGAAAACATCATACTATCAAAACACATATGATTATAAAACTGATCCAAGCGAGTTAGAAGATGAAAAACCGCTAGAAGCTCTTCCAGTTAATGGTTTCGAAAACGAAGACGATGATGAATTTTGTGATGCATGTGCAATTTAAGGTTGACAGTACACCTAATGCAGTGTACTATATAAAGACAGATACATAGAGGAAGAAAATGGCAAAGACAGTATTCAATAAAGAAAAAGTAGACTTCACCAAACAAAACATGTTCTTCGGAGCAGATCAAAATACACAGCGTTATGATGTGTTTAAGTTCCCAGTGTTTGATAAACTAAATCAAACTATGCTAGGATACTTTTGGCGTCCAGAAGAGGTAAGTTTGCAGAAAGATCGTGCAGACTTTCAAAACTTTAGACCTGAGCAGAAACATATTTTCACTGCCAATCTAAAGTACCAAACACTACTTGACAGTGTCCAAGGACGAGGTCCATGCCTAGCATTTTTGCCGCATGTTTCAATTCCTGAACTAGAAGGTTGTATTGTTACTTGGGACTTCTTTGAAACAATCCACTCACGTAGCTACACACATATTATGAAGAATGTGTATGCTGACCCTGCAGAAGTGTTTGACACTATTCTAGACGATGAGAAAATTATTGCTCGTGCAACAAGTGTTACCAAACATTATGATGCATTTAATGATGCAGTAGATGCGTTTCAACATCGTGGCGAAGGCAACATGCATGATGTTAAGAAGAAACTATACTTGGCTATGCAAACTGTAAACATTCTAGAAGGCTTGCGTTTCTATGTATCATTTGCTTGTACCTTTGGCTTTGGCGAACTAAAGTTAATGGAAGGCTCAGCTAAGATTATTAGTCTTATCGCTCGTGACGAAGCACAACACTTGGCACTAAGCACACACGTATTAAAGTTGTGGGCGCAAGGCAAAGACGATCCAGAGATGGCACAGATTGCTAAAGAGTGTAAAGAAGAAGTTTACGACTTATGGCGTGAATGTGTTGCAGAAGAAAAAGACTGGGCAGACTACTTGTTTAAAGATGGTAGTATGATTGGTCTAAACGCTACATTGTTACATCAATATGTAGAATACATTGCAAACCGTAGACTCAAGGCACTGGGATTAGATGCTATATTTGATCAACCAGTAAACACTAACCCGCTACCGTGGACAACACATTGGTTAAGTAGTTCAGGTATGCAAGTTGCACCGCAAGAGACAGAAGTAGAGTCTTACATCATTGGCGGCATCAAACAAGATGTTGACAAAGATAGTCTAAAAGGATTTAGTTTATGATGAGTGTAATAGTATGGACAAAAGAAAACTGCCCTAGTTGCGTAAAGGCAAAAACCTTATTAGATAATAGGAAAATCAGCTACGAGCTAAGACAAGTAGGAGAAGATTGGACAAGAGAACAGTTGTTGGAAAGTATTCCAACAGCACGTTCAGTACCGCAGGTAGTTATTAACGGTGACACTATTGGCGGATACGAACAACTAGCAACTTATTTAGAAGATACCGGATTTAACGGAACAGGATATAGTTTATGATTATTGAAACACAATACAAGGCCACTGACGCAATCACTATTAAAACAATTTCAGGCGAAGAAATGATTTGTAGATTTGTAGAAGAAGACAAAGATACAATAACTGTAGTTAAGCCTATGGCATTAGTTATGGCACAACAAGGTCCAGGTTTAGGACCATATACCTTTACAGTAGGAAGCGATACAAAGATTACACTTAATAAAGCAGGTATACTCTTTGTTGCAAAAAGCGATCCTGAAATGGGTAAGCAATATATTGAGTCAACAACAGGAATTGTTATATAAATGACTGAAGTGCATCGAGTTGGCGACGAGAATACGGATGAAGCCGCAATTACTAGTTCGTTACAAAGCTCGGTGTACGCAGGCAACCCTCCCAAATTAATTGCAGTAGACGGCAGTCCAGTTGCTGGGCACGGCTCAGGACCACATGCATCACCTACAACTGCTAACGGCGACAGTTCAGTAAAAATTGATAACAAGCCTGTTAATAGTAAAGATGATGCGGACTCTTGCGGACATGTACGAGACGCCGGCGAAAGCAGTGTAATTATTGGTCCTGAATAAAGGTTGACAAGCTTTGCTATTGAAGTTATAATATATACACAATAAGGCAATAAGCGAGGCAAAATGAAAAACAAAATTATTCTAACTGACGCAGATGGCGTTCTATTTAACTGGGAATACGCATTCTGTACATGGATGGGGCAACAGGGTTACACACAGATTGATGATGGTAACTTTGAATATGATGTTGCTACTCGATTTAATATTACTAAAGCAGAAGCAAAAAAGAATGTAAAGCGATTTAACGAAAGTGCCGCTATTGGATTCTTACCTGCATTACGTGATGCAATGTATTACGTAAAGAGATTACACGAAGAACACGGATATGTATTCCGTTGTATCACTAGTTTAAGTTTAGACAAAAGTGCATACAAACTTCGTAAAATGAATTTAGAAAAGTTGTTTGGCGCAACAGCGTTTGAACAATTAGTTTGTTTAGATACAGGTGCAGATAAAGATGATGCACTTGAGCCGTACAAAGACTCAGGATTATACTGGATCGAAGACAAACTATCTAATGCAGTATGTGGCCAAAACTTAGGGTTGAAGCCAATACTAATTGAGCATGGATTTAACATGCACGACGACATTCCAGAAGGTATGACTAAGGTAGTTAACTGGAAACAATTATACAATCACATTATAGGAGAAGAAGTATGACACTACACGATGAAATAGTACAAGCATTTAATAATTACTTGTCTGAATCAGAAACATTTGAAGATAAGAATGTTAAGGCAGCGGCTGCAAGAGCTCGCAAAGCATTGGGTGACCTAGGTAAACTTACAAAAGACCGTAGGAAGGAAATCCAAGAACGTAAGAACGACATGTGATGTGGGAGATTTGGTGTAAAGCAATCGGCACCAAAGCCTACAACGATAATCGTAGAGCAGACTGGGTTGCAATGGTACGTACCGGATGGGTATTGTTACACATTGCAACCTGCGTTGCTATTATAACAAATGCAATAGCCAATCATGGCTGGGGCTTAATAGGGCTTTAGAAAAATACGTATATAACTAAATACCTGTAGTATAAAAGGAGATCTAGTTATGATATGGATAGACTATACTATAGAATCAGCAGGTGAGAACTTTAGAATTACTGGAGACTGGCCTGGAGAAGTAATGGGCGTTACCAAGGATGGTACACCCAAAGACAATTATCTATACAAGCCCGGAGATGTATTCGTTGTTGACGAGAACGGCTGGCTATGTAAGTCAGATCAGTTAAGTGCATTGGTACTAAAATACCAGTCAAAAAAGGCATAAGTTAGCGCCAACAATTGCTTATTCTGTAAATATAGTTATAGCAATAGGAGGTCCCATCATGTGCAGTCCATTTGTACGTAAAGAAGCTAACCGACTTAACTGGTTAATCAAAGGTAAACTTATTGATAGATCTTGGAGCGATGAATCAGTTGAAAACATTTACGATTCATATTTTAAAAGACTTTGGGGTAATAACGAAAGAGCAGAATACGGCGCTCTAGGCTTTGAAGCAGCATATAAAGAACGAGAAGCAGAGATCTTTAATGAAGACATAAGAAAGGTTGCTGTTTTAGGCGGCCATTACGATTAAAGGTTGACACACTACAAAAAGTAGTGTATAAATAATATTGTAACGTTGAAGCAATTCAAACGCTATACTGGACCCGGGGGCGGTACCCGGCGACTCCACCATAAACACATTAGGTTTGAAATATAACCTCTCTTTCCCGAGATGATAACTCGATATAGAGGACCTAGAAATAGGGTAAAGAATAAGAG